GCCATTCACCAGTGCACCACGCCCATACCACCCTGCCGTAAGGTCGTTGAATGGGCCTGCCGTTGTACCAGACAGTCATCCGCAGGTAACCCTGGCGGTTCTTGAATCCTTTAACCGGCTTTCCAGTTGTCCTGCTGATTAACTTCCCAGTGAATGGGTTGTAATCGTATAGATCCCACAAGCGTTGAATGGGGATCTGGCGTACTACAGTGGTCATGACGGCCTGTTAGAGAGGTTGTCCGGCCTGAGGTGGTTCCAGCCACGCTCAGGCAACCATTGTACCAGTGGATCTCAAGCTGAGACTTGAGTGGGATTCTGGAGAGCTGCGTAATACTGCTCCACCCTGGTCATGAATGACTCCTCAGCCTGTTCTAGTTCGCTTGTAGTCATCCAATGAACGTTAGGCTTGCCACAACGCCGGGCTAAAACAATAGCTGCCCCAGTGGGTTTGAGGCCTGTTAAATGTTTCAAGCCTAAAGAATAAGCACCACACTGGTCAATATATGAATGGCCGGGAGGTAAACGTTCCAGGCCATCTTCGTCCGGTTTAGTTTTTCTGGAGACACTTGTTTTCCAGTCCATAAGAACCAATGCACTGTTTTTTATGCCTAGTAGTGCATCACAGGTGCCCGCAAATCCTGCTGGATGATGTATAGAAAACTCACTGGCGAAAATTTCGGTGACGTTTTCAGCGATCCAGTCACACAAACCCCTGGCGTAACCTGCTGCGCTCCAGCCGACTCTGGGTACGTTTGGACGGACGCGGTTTAGAGCCCACTTAGTAAGGGGGGCAGGAATCCGCGCCAAGCCTTGGTCGTCCCAGTGAATGGCATTGCGTTTGTTGGCTGCAGATCGTGCCAGCTGCATGGAGCACTTCAGTAAATACTCCGCCTGACTGTGGGCCATGTTGCCTCGGGTGGCGGCAACATTGCGCTGGCAGCTTGCCTCGACTGGTCCCAGGCGGGCTTCCCAGCGCTCCAGCCCGGTTTTGTCGCTCGTCTCCTTCAGGATGTGTGTAACACTATGGTATACATTACCTTTGATGTCCCGGTAGACCCGGAAGGGGCCTGAATTATCTTGCTCCAACCGCCACTTACGCAGTCCTGCCAGCGTGTCTTGGGTGTTGGAGGCCATGAAGTTATTCTTTCCCAATCTGATAATACCAGTAAAAAGCCCCCTGGGCTAGAGGGGGCGGTGCTACTTAATCGTTTTTAAGTTGTGGATCAGGCTGCCTTGAAAGGATTGCCACCACTGAGAAGGCGGCTGATGTCGAAGCCTTCGGCCTTGGCTTCGAGCCAGGCGGCGTCGACGTGCTCTTGGCTGCCCTTCTTACGGGGCACCGGGCGGACGGTGTACTCGGTGAGCAGGCCGCTGCCCTTCTTGCTGATCGTGAAGTCCCACTCCAGCAGGTTCTCGTAGTCCTCCATTTGGGAGATCTGGTCGATTTCCTTCAGGATGGATTTCTGGGTGATCTGCAGGACTTGGACTTTGCCGGACTCGTAGTTGTAGACCGGGCAGGCGATGGCGAACTTCACGTCGGCGGTGCCAGGGCCGCCGCGGCCTTCGCGGGGCTCGAACTCGCCCATCTCAGTCGTCACGTCCTCGTGGGTGGGCTCGTAGTCGAAGCGGAAGGGCTTGGAGGCGCCGTTGGCTTGGCCCCAGCACTCGTAGAACTCCAGGGGTTCGTCGGTCAGCAGCGCGAAGCGGACAGAGCCGCCGTCGGGGAGCTTGCTGAGGCTGAGGTAGCCGCCGCCGGTGCTGTTGGACGTAACAGCAGCAGAGGCTTGCTTGGAAAGGAAAGGCATTGGTGTTTCCGGTGTTTTGGTGGTCGCCCGAGGGCAACGTCTATGACAGTAACACGGGATTGACGGGACGGCTAGCCTAGTAAAACGCCCCAGCCGCGGAAGGCGGCCAGGGCGCTAGGTAAACATTCCTGTAGGAGTCTATCACTGTGTCTCGTGCGACGCAAGAGCTGTTGAATTTTGTGCGCCAGTTGCCGGAGGGCATGGCATACGCACCGATTTACTGCGCTGGAAGCAAGCTCCAGTCAGGTAAGGAGTCAAAGGGGAAGGCGCCGCTGGAGCGCAGCCACCATCAGGTGCTGAATCCGGCTGACGTTGCTCTGCAGATTGAGCGACGGCCTGAGGTGTTCCAAGCGGTTGGGGTGTTTACCGGGGCTCGCAGCGCGGGACTCGTGATTCTCGATGTGGACCGCAACCTTTCCAGGCTGCTGAAGAAGTGGGGCGAGACGCTGGAGGGGGCGCCGAAGGTCACCAGCACCAAGGCCAACGCGGCGAAGTATCTGTTTCGCGTCCCAGAGGCCCTGTGGGGCGATGTGAAGGGCTTTGGGCTGTCAGATACCGGAGCGGGGTATGAGGTCCTCTGGGGCCGTCAGGGGCTCCTCTACGGGGCTTATCCGGGCTCCAGTGATGGGAAGGCGCCGGCGGGTGAATATGGCTTTGAGGGCGATCTGGAGGCCATCCCAGAGGCTCCAGGGTGGCTGCTGGCGGAGATGCGCGATCACTCCGGTAAAGAGGTGGCTGATGGTGGCTTCATCAGGAACCGGAAGGCGCTGGATTTCTCGGATCGAGATCCGGCTGAAATTGCTGAGATTGTGCAGTCGGCGCTGAAAGTAATTCCAGGGCAGGGCGCTGGCAGCCGGGATCATTGGGTGAAGGTGGGGATGGCGATCCACAGCGAGTTGCCGACTGACCTAGGGCTGACGCTGTGGTCGGCGTGGTCTGCCGAAGATCCCGAATTTTCACAGGAATGGTCCGACGGCAATCCCTGTGAGGAGGTCTGGAAGAGTTTTCGGAAGGGGCCGGTGAGCCTCGGGACGCTGTTCTGGATGGCGGACCAGCAGATGCCGGGGCGGCTGTGGCTTTCGGAGGAACTTCGCAAAATTGTTCACGATGCGGAAAGTTCTCCACTGCGTTACAGGCAGGAATTTTTAGATGGACAAGCGCTGATTGAAAAAGCGCTGAAGTTGGAGGAAACGCTTGAAAATCCGGCACTGCTGGATCAGGCAAAACACATCCTTGGCCTTGAAGCCGGAAGACGAGATGGAGCCATCTCTGTTGATCGGATGCTCGATGCCCACTTGGCGTATGAACGTACTACCGGTGCTGGGCCTCAACCTCTTGAAGCGCTGCGTTGCGATGCTTTTGATTACCTAATTCCGGGTCTGTTGCCAAAACCTTGGACATTACTAATTCACGCTGATGGAGGCACAGGTAAAACGGCCATGTGCCAGACAATCGCAAAACATCTCTCCCGAGGGAAAGCATTTAATGTTTATGGTGGTATGGTTCCAGTTCATAAGTCCAAAGTTCTTTGGTTGAACGGAGATCAAAACGAACGAATTCTTAGAAGGCAGTTTGCAGCCATCGGTGTTGAGCGTGGCGTGGATGTAATTGGCGAATGGGATATATCGTGGTATCGCCGTTTTGTTAAGATCCAGAAAAAACACAAGTACGACTTGATAGTTATTGACAGCTTGGATGGATGTAACGACTCCAATCCATACGAAGAAAACCGCCGGGAGTATGCAATGCCTCTTAAGCGGCTTGCACGACGCAACGGTGTGGATTTTCCGGCCTGCAGCATTGTTGTTATCCACCACAACACCAAGGCGGGTTCGTTCCGGGGTACTTCCGCAATTCGAGCGGCTGTTGATGAGACCTGGAATATGCGGAAGCTGACCATGGAGGAGCTGATGTCGCTTCGTCTGGCGTTCAACAGCCGCGTCATCACCGTGGAAAAAAGCCGGGATGACCGTGAAGGGCAGCGAATGGTCTTCACCCTCATGCCGGATTACACGTACCAGATAGGGCCTGTTCCAGACACCGACAACACGATCAAGCCCAATACGCCAAACCAGCACACCTTGGACATGCTGGAAGTCATGCGGATCACCAAAACGCCGTGGTCAGCCGGCATGTTCAATGACCACGAGGAGCTTGGTGGTAAACACCGGGAACGGGCGATCCGGTACGGCTTGGACAAGCTCGAAGGTCAGGGGCTGATCCAGCGCTGCGAAAAACCTGCTGATGCACCCAGTCTCAAGGGAAGACCCCAGGTGTACTACTTGGCTGTTGGTACAGATGTACCCCAGTTCCTCTCTAAACAGCAGTTTCCTACTAGTCACGAGAAAACAACGTCAAAAATCGAAACCTCTTGCCCTGGAACGGATTTGAATTTTGCCGAGGGTGTGGCAAAAAGCACTTTTGGCAAAAAGACAGGGTGTACTACTGGCTCACCAGAGCCGGTCTCAAGTGAGACAGCTGGGGTTTTTGACAAACCGGATTTTTGCCAAAACGACTTTGTCAATAAGAACCCTTCTGCCGCAACGGATCTTGAGTTTTTACACGACCCTCATGTGAATAGGGTTTTACCGAAGGAAGTCGTTCAGAAGCTGTTTCAAGAGGCAAGCGACTTTTGGGACTCATGAGACACGGTTGTAGACATATCTGATTGACATCTGATAGGTATTTGGTATGATCTGCGTAGACGGATCAAAGGGGCGGTTCCAGTCGCCCCTCCGTCCTGGCTCAGTCAGTACCCGCTCAGACCGACCAAGTTGTCGGAATTTTATTGTGCCCTGGAGCTTTGAAAAGGATCACGGTCGCTACGAGTACGTTCCTACGGAGGAATGGCTAACTAATCCTGATAATGTGCCCTCTTGGGAAGAGTACATACCTAAAAAACTGGGTTTGGACGAGCCCGGTTACGATCGTGGAGTAGCTAATTTTTGCAAATTTGTAAGTACTCCTATAGGTGCTTTAGTTTGGCACATGTTTTGTCAAGCTACTTATACTAAAGAGTTTAGAACTGATATACATCGTGTAAATAAAGAGACTATTGTTGATGCTGTAAACAGACAAGAAAGCCCTATTTTTATTCTATCGGATATACAGCAGCTTATAAAAAACTCTAAACTGCAAGGTCAAGTTTTACTCCAAGCAAAATACGCTACTTTTATGGCTCGTATGTTTAATTATTACCACTGTGTTGCCGAACACAGACTGCCTTTATTTAATTTAAGACCTCGGTTTGAAGGTCGTATTAAGGCTACTTGTCCCGCGTGTTTGACTCAGTTTTACACAAGTGGTTATGTGGAAAATGGCGATGGCCCTCGTGCAGCGGCTGCACCTGGGGAATGGCGGCACCACGGCGGCGGCTTTGCTAGACAGTTCAGTGATACACGGATTTGATGGGCAGCCGCAAAAGCGATCGAAAGTTGGTAAGCGTAACCATGCTTCCAGCACTCCACCAAAAACTCTCACGGCACTGCAAGGATTGTGATGTCCCGATTAGTCTCTGGGTCCGCAAACTTATTGAAGCTGAACTCGATCGGGTTGAAACCACCTAACTTCTTTCTAGGGCTCATGCGGGCTGCCGCGTGGCTGATCTGGAGAGAACCCGTGGCCAAACCTGAACCGCCTCAGCCGAAGCGCCCCAGGAAGCCCACCTTGGGTTACACCGTCGGTGACATCCCCTTCGAGCTGCTGGCCGTCGTGCGCGTTCAGTGGTACCGAAGGGGCCGGGCGTATGAGGTTGAGGAGTACCAGATCGTCGAGTCAGACGATGCCCACGGGCAGTTTCACTACATCGTTGGGACGGCGCTCAAACAGGGCGCTGACGTCTGTGTTCTGACTCAGTACCAGCCGGAAGACCTGGGGGTTCCAGCGTGATTCCGCCGGTGGTGGTCTTTGGGCTGACGTGGCTGCTGGGGATGCTGGTAGTCACTGTCTACCTCACCCAATGGGCCACATGAAGAATTGCAACAGCCCGGCTGGACGCCTAGCTGGCTGTGTGCAACAGTAAGGGCACGCCCGCAACGGCGTGCCTTTTATTACTGATTGACATGGACGATTTCACCTGCACCAAAGTTGACAACACCAAGCTCAGCCCGTGGTACTTCGCCGTCCACTGGTCTGCGATTCAGCTCCAAGAAAAAATCGTCGATAGCGAGCGTCTCGGTGTAGACCCGACCTACGACATGCTCCAGCTCAAGCAGCTTCAAGACCTGGAACAGTTCTTGAAGATGAGCTGGGATGCCTGGATGGACGGCATCGAAGCCCGCCAAACTGCACGGGAGGTCAAATGAGCCAGGTACTGGAAATTGAGGATCTGTGGTTTGAAGATGGTGGTACTCGCCTCTGTGTCAATGCCGTTGTTGACGACATGGTTGTGGTCATTCCGCAAAGCCACCTTTATCCGGCAGAGTGGGGGCCTGCCTTGTGCAGAGGCTCCTTCGACCTTCACGAAGAGGATCTGATCCCCGCCAGCGATGACGGACTCCGCCAACTCCTCACCAACAGAATCGACGACTGGGCCCCAATCGACACGTCTGATTGGGACGACTGAAGCCCGCGAGCTTCGGAACTCCGAGGACTACGACGATTGGGAGTACGGCACCGAGCCAATCCCCGGCGACACGCACTGGGTCAAGGCGAAAACCCTGACCCAGCTGTATCGTCACCTGATCTACGTGTTTGCCACCAGCGACACGATCTGCTCCAGCAGACTCGCCAAGCTGGCCATCCACGAGATTCTCAAGTTGCGTCTCACGGATCTCACCCGGTTACGCCACCAAGACCCCAGGTATTTCGCATGAACTTTGACTGGTACAACGATTACTATCGGCAGTCCCGAGGTTACGGCCCCGGTGAAATAGCCGATCTCTATCGGCAACCTGCTAAACCCTCCACCTCCGTTCCAAGGGAATTTCAAGGGCGTTTTGCGACGCCTGCTGAATACGACGCTTGGGTGCGCGAGCGCTGGAGCATTTACACCAACGGCTATTGATGACTGAAACCAACGTGGTTCCGTTCTACAGGTCCTTCCTGTTGAGCCAGACCGTTTACTTGGACAAGATCAAGGAGATGCCGCTTCGAGACTTGGAGCTGCTCAACGTCGAGACGTTGGCGGCCCTCAACGAGTCGCGGCACAACTACTCCTTTATCGAGGACAAGCACAGCGACGATGCCAGCTCAGAATTCCGGCGCATGAAAATCGCCGGCTACTTCCAGGCTGCGCTCCAGATCGAGCTTTCTTCTCGCTGATCCTGTACTACACTCTCACCGTTCTACCAACGATCATGCACATTCTTTCTGACGAACAGTTCCAGCAGATCACCACTGCCCTGGAGCACGCCTTCGTGGCCATCAACGCCTGCCAGCACGTCGAACTGGACGTGACCAAGCCGGCAATCGCACCAGCAGCCAAGGCTGTACGTACAACCGCCGTACAAACTCCGAAGTCTCAAAGTAAGACTCGTGTGTCGCGCCGCAAGACGCGGGCGGCGTTGACGGAGAAGAAGGTGCTGGAGATTAAGCGCCAGCTGCAGGCTGGTGGCAAGTCGGTCGCCAAGATCGCTAAGGAGTTTGGCGTCCACAGCACCACGATCAACTGCATCAAATGGAACAAGACGTGGAAACACGTGACGCTCCAGCAGGATCAGCCCACCACGGTGGTGATCTGAGGTGTCGATCCTGTGTGACCATCAGATTGTGTCGCTGGTGCGGCGGAATCTGGTAAGCCCCTACGACCAGGAGATGGTGAATCCCGCGAGTCTCGATGTGAGACTTGGCGAGAACGTGTTGGTGGAGTCACCGCTGACGCGCCACATGGTCCATCGCTCCATCGTGGGGCACACGCAGGAGGAACCTTTCTTGCTCCAGCCGCATGAGTTCATACTCGCGGAGACGTTGGAGGAGTTCCAGCTGCCTGACTGTATTGCTGGGCAGCTGGCGCTCAAATCCAGCCGGGCTAGGGAGGGGATTGAGCATTTGCTTGCTGGGTATATCGACCCTGGTTACAAAGGGCGGTTGACGCTGGAGCTGCAAAATGCACGCGCTTTGCATCCGGTTTCATTGTGGCCTGGGATGCGGATTGCACAGATTGTGTTCCACCGCATGTCGATGTTGCCCGGAAAAGACTATTCGATGACTGGCCGTTATCACGGCGATACCACCGTTCAGGAATCCAAAGGATGAGCGATTTTCAGTTCCAGGTCAGCGACGCGGTGCATCATCCCAGCCACTACACCGCCGGGAAGATAGAAGTCATTGACATCTTGGAGGATTGGGTCCAGCACGCGCCCGACGCTGTGGTGGGTTCGCTCCAGTGGCAATGCCTGAAGTATCTCAGCCGGATGTGGCTAAAGAAGGATCCGTTAGAGGATGCCGAAAAGTGCCGGTGGTATTTGAACCGGCTGATTAACACGTTGGCGACCGAGGCTTATCGGAATGAGTGAGGCGAAGAGACCGCCGACGAAGACATCGTTTCAAGAGGGTTCGATTCCGGGGACGGCGGTTTTGACGCCGCAAAACGCGCTGGATTTGAGGCATCTTTATGCCTCCGGCACTTCGATTTCGGAGTTGGCCAAGGTGTACGGGATTTCGTACCAGCACGCTTGGTGCATTGTGAAAAACAGGAAGTGGCGTAATGCGATGCGCCAGGTGTGATTTCAAGCGGATGGACGTGGATCGCACTTGCCGGGATACGGCGGAGTCGATTCTGCGCCAGCGAAAATGCCCGCAATGTGGGCACAAGGTTTTTACGGTCGAGGTTGAGTTGCCCGATGGCGCAGCTCAGCACACCAAAACTGGCGTGATGAAGCGCCTTCCAGGATTTTTACGTGTTCGTTTTTTCTGATGCAAGTTCCAATCAACAGCCGCCGCTGCATCCAATGCGGCAGCATCACCACCAACGCCGTCTACTGCTTCAAGTGTTATCGCTCCAGCGATGCAGGGAAAGAGGAGTTGCGGCTGCAGCATTTGTTGAAAAAGCACAAGCCGCTGCCGGATGGCGGGGAGTGCCGGACCTGCGTTCACTGGTATCACCGCTGCACGCTGGGGATTCCCGAGGGTGGGACGGTGCTGGCTGAGTTGTGTGCGGCCAAAGAGCTGACAGGTGTGTTAGAGTAATACAGAACACGCCCTACCCGGCATGAACATTCTTCAGGGGATCGAGCACCTGCACACGCTCGACGGCGCCAGCTTTGTGGCGTTTGACGTGGAGACCACTGGGCTCCAGCCGAAATTTGGTGGTCTGCGGCTGCTGCAGCTGGCCACCGTAAATCAGCCGCCCGTCGTACTGGACTGTTGGCAGTTCAGCGATGAGGACTGGATCACGCTGGAAAACTTCTTCACCAAGGAGCGGACCTGGCTGGCGCACAATGCAGTGTTTGATTTGGGCTGGCTCCAGGAGCATGAGATTTACCCGGAAGGGCAGGTGCTCTGTTCGATGCTGGCCAGCCGGATCTTGACTAACGGCTTGGCCAACGTGAAGAACGGGCTCCAGCACGTGGTCCGGCGGTATCTGGGCTACGAAATTTCCAAGGAGGAACAGCGCAGTGACTGGTCGGCGGATGTGTCGGCGAGCCAGCTGGAATATGCGGCGAAGGATGTGGTGGTGTTGACGGAGTTGTGGGAGCCGATCATGCAGCGGATGGCGGCTGCGTCGCCGCCGTTGTTGCCGGCTTGGCACCTGGAGTGCAAGGCGTTGCCGGCGATGGCGCAGCTTTGGCGCACCGGACTTCCTTTCGACAAGGACTCCTTACAGCAGCTGATCGAGGACCTCGACATTGAGCACAACGAGGTTGGTGCCAAGTTCATCGAAGACTTTGATGTGGCGCTGCCGGAACACGCCAAGCTGCATCGCGGGCTCGATGGCAACATCCTGTACCAGACAAAGCCTGGGGCGAAAGGTAAGAAAACTGATCCTGATGTTTTTAACCTAAATAGTCCGGTGCAGTTGCTGGCGAAGTTCACCGCGTTGTTGGGTGAGGCGCCTGTGGATATGAAGACGGGAAAGAAAAGTGCGAGTAAGTCTGCGCTCCAGGAATACATCGGGGAGCACAAACTTATTGCGGATTATTTGCGGTGGAAACGTGTAGAAAAGCGGCGGCAAATGGCGGAGACTTTGTTAAAGAATTTGTCGGGTGATGGTTTTATTCGTGCCAGCTATCTGCAGATGGGGGCTGACACCGGAAGGATGAGTTGCATGAGTCCCAATCTGCAACAAGTGCCGCGGGACGTGCGTTTTCGGGCTTGTGTACAGGCGCCAACTGGTTGGCGACTGGTTGTAGCGGACTATGGACAGATGGAGTTGCGGCTGGCGGCGGCAGAAGCTCAAGATCCTCTTATGACTCAGGTGTTCCAGCAGGGGAAAGACCTGCATACGATTACAGCGACGCAGATTTATGGGGTCAAGGAAGAAGATGTTACAAAAGAACAGCGGCAAGTTAGTAAATCAGCCAACTTCGGTTTGTTATACGGAAGTGGTGCAAAAGGGCTCAGAAATTATGCAGCAGCGATGGGAATCCAGATGGATCTTGATGAGGCTGCGACGGTACGGGAAAAGTTCCACGCTGCATATAAAGGCATCTCCAAATGGCAGCGCAACAATGCTCGCGCTGCTGATGCGGCTCCGGACAATCCATCTATCCGCATACGCATGTCGGGCTTGCGGCGGTTTCTACCGGGCGAGAACAATAAACTTACGACCCGTTGCAACACCCCAATCCAGGGAGCTGGTGCCGCCGTCCTCAAACTTACGCTCGGCAAACTGTGGCCGTTCCTTAAAGCAGACGGGGAAGAGCGGGTGCGCTTGGCCGGCGTGGTGCATGACGAGATCATCCTGCTCGTAAAGGAAGAACACGCCGACGTTTGGGCCGCTCAGCTCCAGGCAATCATGGAAGAAGCTGAAGCTAAGTGGCTTGGCGATATTCCACCGCTGGCCGAGGCTAAGGTCGGGTTGAGCTGGGACAAAGCAAAGTGATCCGGGAGGACTTCGAGTATCGGGTCAGGATGTATGCACTCCATGGCCCGATGCACGATGTTTATGTGGTGGCGCCGGATGCGTTCCAGGCGCACCAGCAGGTCAGGCAGCAGTATCCCGGCAGATTGGTCCAGTCCATTGTTCGTGTCGCAAAGTTAGACCAGTGAGTCCAGCCCGCACGGGAAGGGAACTTGTGATGGAGTGGCTCCAGCGGGAGATAAGGCTGGCGAAGACGGCGGATTTGCACAGAATGGCTGCGTTTTTGGAGTGGGCGCGGCAAATTCGGCAGGGGTGTGCCAAGCAGAGGGGTGGGGCGAGACGGGCGCAGTCCAATGCGTGGCGGAAAAAAGTGGACGACGATATTCGGTGGTAATTACCCGACGCCATGCCCACATTGGAGCAACAAAGCCTCGGCCTCTTCTTCTGTCGGTGATTCAATGACGGCGACAGGTTTACCGCAGGCGGTGCAGAGGTACCAGTGGGTCGAGCCTTCGCCGCCGATGCCGTATTCAGCTTTGCAGCAGGGGGTGGAATACTCGGACATGGCGCGTGTCTAGTGTTTCTCAGTATGATACTATGTATCAGACTAGACCCCGTACCATGCCGCTGAAGCACGGATCGAAGCTGTATTGCCAGTTGCTGCTGGACCCGCATCGGTACAAGCTGGCGGAAAATCTTGCGGCTGGGGAAGGTAAAAAGGTGACGGCGTTGCTGCGGGATATGGTTTATACCGCGCTTGAAAAAGCTCTGCCGGCCTCGGAATACAAGGCGGCGGAGGCTGCGGATGAAGCCTTGTGGCGTGAGTCGGTGAAAAAGCGGGTGGAGGGCAGAATGCGCTCCAGGCAAGAACAACCGAAAGCAGGACCGGACGCATAAGACTCAGTTAGATGTCTTCATAGTCTGGTCCGATGGTGTAGGATCTACTAGACTTACACAGTAATTCAATTACAACAGATGACTCGGTATGTGGTGATGGCCGGGGATCGCTGGGTCACAGCGGTCTACGGGCCAGGGAATGGAATCGGTTTTACGGCGACTAAGGAGGATGCCTCCAGCTGGGTCACGTACGAGCGTGCTGTCGAGGCGGCGCGAGTTGTTGCTGACCGCACTAACAGCTTTGTTGCTGTTCATAGCATTGAAGAACCCAACTACCCCAAGTCATGGAAATAGTGCCGGCGCAGGGAAAACTTCGGCAGTACGAGCTAACGATTTGGTTGCCCGGTAAGGGTGCCAAGCGGGATCTGGTAAAGGGGTTGTCGCTGAATCACGCGATTCAGGTGGCAAGGAATCTTTACCCGAATTGCATGGTGGAGGTGCCGCCTGAGGCGGCGCCGAAGCCTAGGCTGGCGCGGTCACATGCCGGTCCCAAGGAAGGACGGAACCGGCGACTCAAACTCGTGGAGAAAAAGCAGAATGAACACACCAGCTGATTGGGCGACGGAAGCCTGGGCGCGGGTTTGCGTGGATGATGCGCGGACTCGTTTCCTGGACAGGTTATATGTACAGGATGGCCGGGATAGTTCCGATCACCCGCTCCATTCGCTGTACACCGGCTTGTACCAGCAGTACATCGAGCAGTTGGAGAAGGGGGACTAGGCCGAGTCGCGGTCTAGGCCAAATTGCCCGGTAAGGTTGTCGGCGGCTTCGCGGATGGCCCACCGGGCTTTTGTTTGCTCCAGCTGGTGGAGCGTGTTCAGGATGAGGGCGGCTTCGAGGAGGCCGCGATAGTCGCCGGAATTGAAGCGGTCGATCAGCCACTGGTCGGTGGCGGCCTTGTGGAAGCAGGATTCGGTGGTGTGTTCGATGGGGCGCATGGTCACCTAGGGCGAACTTTAAGGAACCAGCCGGTATCGTCACCCTCAATTAGCCAACGAGGCAGCCAGTTTTTGCGGGAGTAGGCGACGCCCGCGCCGCCCTTGTGGCTGACGTATCCACCGTTGACGAGGTTGGCCTCGCCGTAGGGGTCATTGTGGATGAAGTGGGTAGGCGTGAAGCCGACCACCACGCTCCAGTGGCCGGTGCCGGATGGGTTGCTCACGGGGCCTTTGTGGAGCCAGCCGACTGGAGTGGGGTAGCCATTGTTAATCTCGTTCTCCAGCTCTTCGACTGTGCCGTCCATCTCGAAGGTGGCGGTTAGTCCCAGTGCTTTGAAGGCAGCGATTTGGGCTTTGGGGTCGGTGGTGTCGCCAAAGCGGGCGCGGAGTTTGTTGTACTCGTAGTCGCCCGAGATCTTGCCGTAGTAGCGGGCCACCATCGCGCAGCTGGAGCTGAAGCACTGGCGGTAGCCGGTGGCGCCGTCGTCGGGTCCCAGCTGATACTCGTATGCAACCTTTAGGATTTTTTCTTTTGGCTTGACGAGAGGTTTAGCTCCCGCGTGCTGGGTCATCAGCTCGATCAGCTTGCCAGCATAGTTGGGGTCGGTTGCATACCCTTCTTTCACGAGCCATTGGGCGGCTTCTTCTCTAGTGCTGGCGTTGTTGCAGCCTTTGTAGGTTTTGAAGTCTTTGTACCAGTGGTCAACGAGGTAGATGACGCAGGACAGTAAATCGGGGAAGTCGATGAAACTGTCGGTGATCGTCACCCACTGGTTGTTAATGAACTCTTGGGTTTTGGTGTCGCTGCCCGAGCCCTTAAGGCCGAAGAAGTTATTGCGGCCTGAAACGAGTTTGCCGTAGGCGGATTCCAGTGCCCACTGGGCGGCAACAAGTTCGGGGAATTTGGCCCCGGCGACGCGGGCGGCTTCGAGGATGCCTTCCCAGGTATTGGGGAAGCTGCTTTGTTTGCCGGCCACACTCCAAGTCTTGAACCAGCCTTGGTCTCGGCCGAGGATGTTGGGGTTGGATTTGTTGATGGCTTGCTCCAGCTCAGTCAAAGCGGCGAGCTGGTGCGGAAGGGCCTTGTAGTAGCGGAAAAGATCGCTGAGGCGGATCTTGTTGGTTGCCATTACAAAGCCCTCAGGTGAATCAGCGACGGCGCTTGGGAAACGCCAGGCTGAGAGCTTGAAGTCCCAGCTGGATCCAGCTGTTGGACTTGAGCTTGCTCATGCCGATGATTTCAGAACCGGCCGCCACCACAATGGCGGTTACCGCAACTTGTTGGTCAGTCATAAAAAGCAGTAGCTTGACTCAAGTTTAGCTGTACTAGAGAAGAAGTCCAGCGGCATGGTGCTGTTTCTACGGCTACCGTTTCAGTAGCCACTGCTGGGTATGGACCATCGCATCGAAGATGGCCAATACTTAAACAAAAAAGAAGCAAAACTTAGATTTCGGCAAGCAATTCTCAGCGACTGGGATAACAGGTGTGCATATTGCGGTGACGACCTAAAACGTAACGCCACGCTGGATCACGTACACCCAAAAATGAAGGGAGGGTTAACGCACCAGCAGAATTTGGTGGCGTGCTGCTTCGCTTGCAACATTGGGAAGTCCTCGGAGGATTGGCTGGAGTGGTACAGGCGCCAGTCGTTTTGGACAGCTGAGCGGGAAGATCAGATTATTTTTTGGATTACTGGAGGTCTTGTTGCTTAGGGTCCCAGCCCATGCCTTCGAGATACATCATGGCGATGTAGTGGTCTTCGGCGTAGCGGCAGATGCTGTCTTTGCAGGCGCGGTAGTAGATGTCGCCGCGTTCGTTCATCAACTGTTCCAGGCGGTAGCCGTCGCCGTGGTCAGTGGTATGTACGACGGCCATTAGCGGCGTAACTCTAGTTTGATGATACGAACGTCGTGATCTTTAACGGTGTCTTC